GCGATGTTTGCGCCGGTGCCGGGGTGACGTCAGTCTGATCGGCGATCTGACTGAACGCTTCCGGCGTGTGACGGTATCTATCGAAGAAGTCGGACGTGCAAGCCGCCGCCGATTTTTCTTCTTCGTGTAGCGTGAAACCGTCGAAGTTTTCCATGATCTCGTCAGCCGTGTACCACGTTTCATTCGCGATCGCGTTCTTCAACTTCTGATCGGTCAGCTTCGTGCGGCTTTTGTAGATCGGAATCAGCGTTCCGCTTTCGATTGCTTCGAGTTCATCACCGAGCTTGTACAGCTCATTCGCGTTCATAATCGCCAGAAACAGAGTAGCGATCGGCTTATGAATCATAAGCATTGAATTTGAATAAATATGCGATTCATCCGAAACCATAGGGAACAGGGAAGCCGCTGACGCGGCAAGTCCGTCGATGTACGTCACAACCTTGACGCCGCGCGCCTGTGCGCGCTTTAACATCGACACCATCGCGGACGCGGCGAAGACAGAGCCGCCGCCGGAATTGAGAAAGATGTTCAACGTTTGATTTCCGGTCATACCTTCGACCAGTTCGCGGAAATCTTTCAGATCGACGTCAGTTTCGGATGGTCGCCATTCGTTGCCGTCCCACTCCATGCGCTTTTCGGTGACGATGTCGCCGTAGATATAGAGATCGTTCGACGATTCTGTCTGATTCTTGATCTCGTAGAATTTAGGCATTATTCATCACCTCCCTCGTCGCCTTCGTTGGATTTTCCGTCGCCGGTGGTCGAGAATGTTTCGTTTGTGTTCGGCGTGTAGAACTGACCTGTCTTCACGTCGACGAACGTCTGACCGAGAGAGAGCGGAATAATATCAAGACCGGGGACAGTCGGAAGATTGTCCCGGTATCTTGCTTCGTTGATGGATAGAAGCGCCGTGTCGCCCCTTTTTTCCAGATCGCGGATATCCGCGACGAAATACTTCGTGTTCTTTTCTTTTTCGAGCAACAGAAAGACATTCAGCGCGTTCACGAATGCCGTCAGAATCGGCTTGATCGTGTGATTCAGAAAGTCTTCGTCTTTGTCTTCTACGCCGAAAACGTCCTGGATATCCTTGTTCATGTCGGCGCGAATCTTGTCTAACTGCATATCAAGCGGCGTCTGACTCGCGTCTTTGAACTTGATACCGTTCGAGAGAAGAACGACGGTTTCCGACTGATCGCCGGAATACATACGCGCCCAGGCTTTTTTGATTCTTTCGCGGACTTTGTTGTCGTTGACCGGGCTGTCTGTTTCCAGGAAACCGCGCTTGATACCGCCTGTCTGTGTGACTTTGAGTTCATACAGAAGCGCGGAATATGCCGTTTCGATCGCCTTTGATATTTCTTTCAAAAGCGATTTACCGGTGCAACCGTCGGTCGTTGATCGCAGAACGCGGAATATCTCGTAGTCGTCATACATCTGACCATTGACCGCGTATGAATAACTCTTGAAGATCGGGTCGTTATTCTTCATCGGCTGAATGATCTTTTCCTCGATCTGATTCAGCGATGTGATCGCGTTTCCGCTACGGTTGATATATGCGAAACCGCCTTTTCCGAGCAGGAAGTCGAGAATCAGCGCTTTTTTGAACTCGTAACCGGTCAGCGTGTCGCCGGTGTCGCTGTTGATCAGCCGCGTTCTGTTGTCGTCGGTGATCTCCTTTGACACGACGCGTCCGTCTTCTTCTGTTTTCTCGTAGAGTCGGAACGGTACCATCGCGATCGTGTCAGCGATACGATTCGCGCACGAAGACACCTTCGGGATGGTCATCGCCATGTCACGCGTGATATCTTGACCGCGAATCAGAGCTTCGAACAGATCGTCGCCGTGATCGTCTTTCGGTTTATCGGCGGCGCCGGATGATTCATTTTTGAACCGGGACAGAAGATCCTTCCAAAATCCCATCTTTTCGCCTCCTTAAAGGACGTCAACAAAAAAGTCGTTCTGATGAAGAACGACTGCTTGAATGAGAAGGTAGACGGCGTCGACAGTCGCGAAAACCATGTCAACTTTGCCGTTTGATTTCTTTTTGTGAACATACCTGTTCATGTTGGTATCATAGACACAACGCGCGTTCTGGTAGTTGATCTCGTATAGTTCGTTATTCTCATACCGGACTTCATGATTCGTGATCTTTTCGTACAGCCATTTGAACGGTTGATGAAGCGTGTCTGAGTGCTGACGAACCGCTACGGTTTTGATTCCGTGATAGCTCTTTCCGTTCGGAAGGATAAGACCGGACTCCCACTTCTGAGCGGATGACAGCGCGTTGAATCGGTCGTAACCGATACCGTCGACGCGGACGCCGTAGAGTTCTTCGAGCCGGAAGACAAATTCCTCGATAACAGCATAGTCGACGGTCTTGTTACCGCAAGCGATACACTTCATTTCTGCGATGAACCGCCTGTAGTCGACCTTCTCGAACTTCATCTTTTCTTCGATACGTCCTTCCGGGATGAACGCCATCGGCATTATGTACAGGGTGCCGTCGTCGTCGAGCGAGATCATCACGACGGCGCAGTTATCGTTCGAGATCGCAAGGTCGACGCCGATATATACGACACGACCTTTCCACTCGATTTTATCTGTGCGGCACTGGACGAGATCGTTCAGATCGACATACGCCTCCGTTGCCGCTTGATAGATGATGTTACAGTGCTTCGTCAGGAAGTTTTCACGCGCTGACGGCATAGAGATCGCGCGCGATCGCGCTTTGACCAGGTTGTCCCATATTTCGACGATTTCGAGCGCCGCCGGGTTCGCGTGGTATAGAATCTCGTCGTCGGTCGCCCACTTCTTCGCGTGATCAGGTTCAAATAACAAAGCGAAGACCGTGTCGACATTTTCAATGCCTTCGAGAACACGCTTCGCATATGTGACCTCGTCTTCGAACGGATTATTCACCGTTCCGTATTTCGTGGAAATGATGAACGCGAGCCGGTTCACGATCGCCGACTGACCGCTTCCCATCGCTTCGATCGCATAGCTGTTCGGGAGCGCGCCGACCTCGTCCGCGAGAAACGCGTTCGGGAGTCGACCGTCCAGACGTGACGTCGAATAGTTCAGCGGGATATATTTGCTTTCTTTCAGCGAAAACGTGATACTGTCGCGCAGAATCTTGAAGCGCGGCGCGTCTTTGTAGAGATAGATCAGCGGCGACGACTTCAAGATTTCTTCGATCGCCGACTTCACTTCACGCGACAGCGCGCCGTCCGGCGCTACGGAATAGAACTTCGAATACTTCGGTTCGATAATCAGAAGTATGATGAAGCATACCGCGATCGTGAATGTCTTGAAATTCTTTCGGGCGATCTCGATGATTATTCGCTCATATCGGCGCCGATCAGGGTCGTCGCGATGTGCGACACAGAACGCCGCGACGTATGTCAACCACTGATAGCCCAGACTGCACTCGTAAAGAGTTTCACCGGCTTTCAGACCCTTCGGCATAATGAGCAACTTCAAAATATTTTCGATGATTCGGACGGTTTTTTCGTTCAGAAAATACTTGTCGTCCTTATCGTCGACGACGTCCAGGAATACGCGCGCCTGTTTCTTGACATACTTCGGCGCTTGACGGTTGCCCCTCTTGACACACCATCGCGCGTACTCGATCGCCCTGTTCATTATCCGTTCAGCGCTTCGAGCAACGTGTCGCGTTCTTCGTCTGTCGTTCCGTTGGTCTTCATCGCGCGTTCGATGATGTTCAAAAGCGTCGACGCGGTGTTGTTTGCCGCCGAAGACGTCTTGTCATATTCGGCGATCGCCGGGTGCGTGTAGATATTCTGACGGTTCTTCACATACTCTTTTTTGACGATGACGCCTTCATCATTGATCGACTTTTTCAGCCGCGTCAAAATTGTGCATAAGAACCGGTAACGCGATAACGTTGTCTTGAAAAAGTAGTCGGAATCGACGCCGACTTCTTTCGCGATGTCGAGGAATTTGACCGCCGGTGTCGGCTCAGTATTCATTTGTTTACTGCCTTTTTTTGCCATTTTCCAAAAACCTCGTGCGCGCGGGTGCGCGGTGTATTTTTCCCAGG